GATGAAGTTGGTAAGGTGCGAACCTCTAGTTCGGTCATAACCAACATCAGCTCTCAACCTGGCGAATGTGGTGCAGTATATGTTCTTGATGAAAGTGACAAACGGAAAATTGTTGGCGTACATTTCGCTGGTATCAATGGACAAGCTTTGGCTGTGCCTTTGTGTGGAGACCTCCTGCCCAAGATGGATGGTTTTAGGTTTTATGGCAATATATCACCGGTCGTGAATGGAAATATCACTTTTCTAGGAGAAGCTCAGCTTGATGGAAAGCCTTTTCGCATGTTTTCAAGTTCGGATTCTAAAATCACGAAGACCAAGATGTTCGATCAATGTTACGTATCGCCAAACAGCCCTGCAGTTCTGGATTCAAGATGGCATGGAGACATTATGAAGAAAGCAATTCGGAAACAAACTCGAACGGTTGAATTGATAGATGAAGATTTATTGGATAAAGCTGGCAAGTGTTACCTCGACATGTTACCACCCTCAAAAGAGAAATTCACCGTTTTGTCATTTGACGAAGCTGTTTCTGGAGTGCCTGACCGTGAATCAATTGGCGGAATATCAAGATCAACATCGGCTGGTTTTCCATATTCCCAGAGAACAAGCAAGAAAGGTAAAACAGAATGGTTTGGAGAAACTGAATGGACACTTACATCCCCAAAATGTTTGGAGTTCAAGGAAGACATCGAAGAAAAGATCTCGGCAATGAAGAAAGGCGAACCTCAGATGTTTGTATTCACAGATACCTTGAAAGATGAAACTCGACCAAAGGAAAAACTTGGAAAGACCCGACTTTTTGCAGCGGCGCCAATGGATTTTATCGTGATTTTCCGAATGTATTTCATGAGCTTTCTAGCATATATGATGGAGAACAGAATTATGAACGAAAGTGCTGTAGGTATCAAGGCTCAATCAATGGAATGGTGTCTTCTGGCAAATAGACTGAACATATTCAAAAATGTTATCGCTGGAGACTTCTCTGATTACGACGGTACACTTCATCCTAAAATTCTCTGGAAAGTTTACGAAATCATTGAATC